TGGAAATCCAATAAGATACGCTGTAGGACAAGGAATGGGTATATTTACTTCATTCCCAGTACTAGGGATAATGCATCATTATATTGTAAACTGGATAGTAGGTATTCCGGAGGATCGATATTGTATCGTCGGTGACGACCTTTTATTTTACGGTTCGCCGCAAGAATATCAGAGATATCTGGATTTCATGGATAGTATTGGGGTTACTGTAAATCCTGGGAAAACCATTGAAAGTCAAAATCCCGAATTACCAACTATTGAGTTTGCAAGAAACTTTATTATCCAAGGAATTAAAATTAATCCGATTCCTTTCGGAACGCTATTTGCTTGAAGAGATTCAAAGATAACTCTTGAAACAGTAGCGTGGTCATTCTTAAAAGTAATGAAATTTAAGGATTTCATTGAAATTCTTAAATTACTAGAGATTAATCTAAGTACCAAAGAGGCATTCTGCCTAGGGTACTATACTTTCAAGAATATCGAATTAAATTTCGATGAATTATATCGTGTACTGAACAAATTTATCAGTTTACCCCGATGATTCACTTTGATTAATCTCGAGAAAATAAACAAAATTATCAGTTCGGACTCAAATCTAAGATCAGTCGGCTACACAGATGCAGAATTTCTCGCTACTTATTCCTCAAAATGCGTCGTAAGACACCGAGAGGAAATTAGAAGAAATCACTTAATCGCAGAGTCAATTGAGATGCTAGCCATAATCGATAAATCTATCTTCGATCTCTCTGAAACTATTTCAGCTAGATTAAGAAGTACAGAACTTATTCATTACGATAGCGACCTTAAAGGAGGTCCCCTGCTGACTAAGAGAGAGCGTAATCTCTTAGACTTGATCGATCAAACAAATAAAGACCAACAGTAAAGCGACCTAGTTAAAAATGAACTAGGCCGCGATTTTCGGTAGCGCACGTTCACCTTAGGCAAATCAAGCAGAGCTTTGTGATGGGGACGTCCGGATACCGAGGGATCTGCAAACGTTCCCAGCCTGAGTTGAACAATAAGAACAGGAGACCGAAGATACCTCCTTTCTCGCTGGACACCACCTCGAACCACCTGATGAG